TTTCACAATCAATATAAAAACAAATTTAGAAATATTTTTTTCGGATGCTGAAAACGTGCGCAAACGATAGATCTCGTATAGTTGATTGTAAATATTCAGATATGAAAAATAAAGTGATAAAAACATAAAAATAATCATCAGATATTGGATTATAAAATTCGAATACAGGAATAACATCAGGAGCTATAATATCTTCGGGCGCTCTACACCCTCTCGGGTCTTTATGTATAGCAGCTAATGAAGCTGATTGTTGAGATGTAAGAGTAAATTTATCTTGAGCACCAGTTAATGCTTCTGAAACCTTTTTAATTGTTTGTGCTTGATCTTGAGATAATAAATGAGTTTCATCTAAACTACCTGTTAAAAATCCATTCAATGCAAAAAATTGTAAAACTCTACTTACTAACTCTTCACTCCTTGTTGTAATCTCTTGTAACTTTAAAGTTTTCTGTTCTATATCAAATTCTTGTTCACCAATAATTAAATCTTTTTCTTCTAATTCTGTTCCAGATATCTCAACTGATTCATTTACAGGATAACTTATTGTAAAATCTCTATAAAGAAATCCAGTATCTAATTGATGGTCAGTAAACGGAACATCAACTTTAACTTCAGTAGGACTTATTATTTCTGTTATAGTTCCAGAATAAGCTGGTGCTGATCTTCCATGCTCCACATATTGTTTATTAATAGCATCTTTAAGTTCAAACATTAATTCATTAACAGTAACTGGTTGAACTTCTTCTTGTTTAATTCCTAACTTTTCATTTCTCTTAGCAGTAGCTTCTTCTAATTTTTGACTTTGAGCATCTTTAGCTTGTTCTGATTTTTCTTTAATTAAAGCAACTTGAACTCTTCTTTTATTTCTATACTCTAAAGCCTTTTTCTTTTGTTGGGCTGTTAACTTCATACCCGGTTTAAATTTCATAGATTTTTTAGGTCTTCTTATTGGTCTTTTTTTATTAGTTGGTCTCTGTACTTTACGAGTTCTTTTGGCTAAAACTTCCTTCTTAGTAAGAGGTTTCTTCCTACTTGATTTTCTTCTTGTATTTTTTTGTTTTGCTTTAAGAAGTCTTCTTAATTTAGATTGTCTACTTAAACGTTTCTTTCCTTTAAGATTACGTCTTTTCTTCTTTCTCTTTAATCTTCTTCTTAATCTACTAAATAAACCCATTAGTTTCCTCTTCTTTTTGAAGTTTGTCTATTCGAATTTGTTGTTTTACCTTTTCTATTCCTAACTCTCATTCTAGCATTTGTATATCTAGTACCCTTCTTCCTTCTAGCTCTAAACCCTTTTAATCTTCTTTTTCTTTTTTCAGAAGCTTTATCTGCTGTAGTTTTCTTTGGTTTCTTATCCAAATCTTCTTTCATTTTTTCTTCTTTTTTCTCTTGAGTATCACCTTGTTCAAGAGTAGGATATAATTCTTTTAATACCTCTTCCAATTTCTTATCAAGTTCATTTTGTTCTTTTTTTCTAATTTGACCTGTTTCATATTTAGCACTCAATGACCTTTTTAAAGTAGCTGCAAATTTCTGTGTATCTATTTCACCAAGTTCCATTGTTCCCATTCTAGTTATAATTGTTTTTATGATATCATTGATTGTAAGAACAGGATTCTCATCTTTAGCTAAACCATATAAATCTATTTGATGTCCTTCCATTGAAGGAAGAAATACAGCTTCTCTTAATTCCACAACATTATTACTTTTAAGTTTACCCTCTCCTTGCATACCAGCTACATCACCATCATATCTTAATGGAACTTTTGGGATAGGTAAGTAAGACTTACTTTGTTTAACCAAATAAACATGAGATTCTTGAGCTTCCATTTCATTTTCATCCCATATTAAATCTCTTAATTCTTCATATTCAATAAAGAAGTTTCGTATTCTTTCTGACAATGATATTTCTTCATCCTCTTCTTCTTGAAATGGTAATAACTCCTCAACAACATTATCAAGCAAAGAATCTATTTCAGCTACATCGTGTACTGGTACTTTAGTTTTTACAGTAATGTGTTGTGAAGAACCTTGAAGATTATTACCATCTGTGTCTTCAAATAAAACAAGATTACCCGCAGCGTCCCTAACATTTGGTTCTATTTGACCTAAACTAGCTGACACCTGAAGTTCTGATTGTTTCTGTCTTGCTTCTTTCTCTTGAAGTTCAGTTATATCATTCTTACCAGGTTGTTCGTTGGCTAACTCTTTTTGTTTTTCTGGACTTATTGGCATCTAATTACCTCACTACTTTAAAACTAAAATCATCATCGAAATATTTAGTTGTATTATTATCAACTACTTTGTATACTATTTTATAAAATCTTTCAGGTTGAAAACTATCCATCCATAAATCAAAATAATTTCCTGTAGAATCACAACTTAATTTTGTATAATTATCGAATGGTATTAATGTTTCATCTGTATGAGCATCTCTTATTGAATAATAAGAACTTGTAGGTAAATATTTGATTGTTTGAAATTCAGAAGTATTTGAAAATGTTCTTGTTGGGTATGTATCTCTACCAACTACTCTGAACCTAGCTTTACCTTTTTCATTATATTCTTCCTTCAACCCTTTCATGTAAAGAACTATATCATTACTTGTATTTAATGCAGATAAACTACCAGTAGACCAAGATGAATCATCCCACATTATATCTAATCTTGGAGCGTATACTGTGTTAGTATCTTTTGAAAAGAATTTCATTTTACCATAATTCTTTATATCACCCTCTTCTGAATTACTCCTTCTAATCATCATACCATCATTAACTCTTGTTCCACTAACCCATGTGTTAACCATATTAGTAACATCCATTCTTAAATCGGTTGTTCCATATTCAAAAGATTGGCTAGCAACATTATCACTATAAGTTGTTCCACCAGAAGAACTCCAATCATTACTACCACTCACATCTCTCCACTTCCAAGTTACACCATCATATGTAGTTGGATAATCATCTAATTTACCAACACCCATTTCCCAACTTTGAGAAACAGCATAAGCATAAAGAGTATTAGTTAGAGGAATTTCCTCCGAACCAGCATCATACATATTCAAATAATAAACTTCATTTGAATGAGTTGCCCAACTTGACAAATCAAATTGAAGAAGTATTCTTGACCAATTGTCTTCTAAATAATCTGGTTGGATTCTTTTATCTACTTCTAATATCTCATCCAACCCAGTATTCCTATCTAATTTATCAGCACCACTTCCACTGTATATTGTAGCGTCTTTACTTGGATATATAAAATAATGCACTTTCTATTCTCCCTTTTATTAAACTGACATACCTTCTATGTCTTTTTCAAAATATTTTAATTCAAAGATACAAGGGTCAGCTGATGGATATATTATTTCATTTCTTGTAGCTTCTGTTATATCATAAACATTACCAGAATATCCTTGTGTTTTATCCCATTTATTAACAACATTAACTTCAATTACATTCTGAACTCCATCGACCAATGACATTTCATAAATTAAATCAGCTTTTACAATTGGTTGATTTATTTGCCATTTATCTATATCAAAGAAATCTTTTATCTTATCTATACATTTTAAAATAACTTCTCTTTTATTATAATTTTTTAATACCGATATCTGAAAGTTTATTCCTATATTAACTATATAAGCATCTCTCATATTAATAGCATCAGTTAATACTCTATATTGACTTAAATAGTTTTCTAAATTTTGTTTAACTGCTGAATTTAATTTTATTAATTTTTTATTTGAATCATATCCCAATGTATAGAAATTTAAAGCTAATGGGTTTGGTATCTGTGCTTTACCAGCAGCTGCTGGACCTGTAAACCCAGCATTAACAACATCACCAGTTCCAAATGTTCCATTAGATTGTTGTGAAGATGTTGTTCCACCCGCTCCTTCTGTATTTACAGATTTACCAGTATTATCAGATGTAACAACAACACCATCAGCTTGATTTGTTTGGTCATCTTGAACAATATAAACTTTAGCTACATTACCATATTTAGAAGGTAATGAATAAACTCTTGTTATATAATCTTCTTTAGTTACTGCTCTGTTTTGTGTAGAAAAATGAGCCATAGCATTCATTCTAATTTCTTCATTTGATTCAATACCTCTTCCACCTGTTGCTGGTTCTGTGTTGGTTACAGCAAGTGATTGTTTTACTTTTTTAACAGTATTAACATCTAAAGATTCTTCATCGGCATAATTCCATACAACTGTATTAATAGTTTTTATATCCCCTTGAGGAACATTTGAATCTATACCACCACCAACTAAATAACTAACCACCAATGAAGTATTGGTTGGAACTGTTCCATATGTTCTTGTATATAAAAAGTTTGATGGATCAAATGAATGGTCTATCTTTGCTGGTGAACCAGGTAGGAATGAACCAACATTGGTTGGGTTTGGGATAATCTCCTCATCAGGATTATCTGATACACCAGATCCAAACCTCAATTCCATTTTATTTAAATTATTTATTCTTGTTATAAATCTTCTTGCTGTTTTTCTAAGTCTTAATAAAAATGGAGCATCTTGACTAAACTGAGCTAATTCAGAATCATTAGCAGATGTATTTGCTGTGTCAACAAACATTGTATCTTGAGCAAGATATGGTGTTTCATACCAAGTCTGACCATCCGAATCCACACAATCTAATATTTCTATAACATTTTGATCTGGTAATTCAAATGTTACAAATTTACTTGGAGCTCCGAAAGTTTGAGTAAAAGTTTTAACTGTTCCTGCTTGAGCCATTACACTTTTTTTAATCAACCATCTCATTGGATTATTATCACCATCTGTTTCATATACAGATACAATACCACCACTTCTAAAATCTACTGGTTCTGATGTTCTAAAACTTGTACCTGATGTTGATGAACCAAGTTCCATACCAGCTTCAATTATAGGAGCATATGTATAATCTGGTTTTGGATTTAATGAATCTGTTAAGTCTGATGGTATTACAACATAAACATCTAAACTAACGACTGATGGTGTAGATAGTTTTGGTGTATACCCAAGTGTTTGTGATAATCTAAGTATATTTTGTTGTTCTTCTGCATACCCCAATAATGATTCTTTAAATTGATTATCGATATAATAAGATAATACATCACCCACATACGATGCCATTTCTATAAACATCATACCAGGAGATGTTTCATTAAAATCGTTATATGAATTTGGAAAATAAATTTTAGCATAATCAATTAGATTATTTCTAAATTGTTTAAAATCTTTATTTAAATATTTAACTTCTTTCTTGACATCTTGTTTTGGCATTATTAATCTCCTGAACCTTCAACTGTAAATGTTAACTCATCAAATCTATTTGGATCTCCTACAATTGAGAAGACCATTGTTATTTTAAATATATTTCTATCCTTTTCAGTATTTGATGATGTAAAATCTAATGATTCTATTTTTATATAAGGTAACCACTCTTCCATCGCATCATTAATAGCTAACTCAGCTTGTTCTTCTATCTCACCACCATCAACCATAGGTTCAAATAAAGTTCTAAATAAATCAGATCCAAATGTTGGTTGCATTGGTCGTTCACCTTTCATTGTTAGTAAAAGATTTTTTATATTTGATGAAGCTTGTTGTAGTGTTGTCTTGGATAAAGCATACCCACCAAGTTGATCTCCGTCAAACGGTAACGTTACACCAACCGATATATCATCATTTAAATCTGGATTTTCTGGCATTTTTTATCTCCTATGTTATCTTTCCTTTAGCACCAGGATAAGCCCCCTTACCAAATGGACCCTTTGTCGATTGTGGCGCAGGATTACCAGGTGATATTGTTGCTCCAGGTGTTGGCGTTGCATAAGGTGGTGCATATTCTAATGTCTGACAACCAGGAACCATCTTGTAATTAGACATATTATGTTCACCTTCTACATCTGCCTTCCTTATATAATTATCAATAGCTTTAGAAATCTCCTTACCTAAAAATTCATGAGGATCATCAGGAGTTTTAAATCCCTTTTTCTTACCCTTTTGTTCCATTTTATCTAAAGCTTTCTTAATATCTTTTGCTAATTTCATTTTATCTAATGGCATCTATACTACCTTACCCTTCCCAGTTCCTCTTGTTGACATAGGAACAGGATTACCAGGTGCTATAGTTGAACCAAGTGGTGTAGCTATACCAGGAGTTATTTTAATATTAGGTGTATCCGTATCAACTTTTACATCACCACCTCTGATATATTTATCTATAGAATCTGCCATTCTTTTTGCTATCTCCCAATGCATATCAGCTTTATCATTCTTTTGAACAATTTTATGACCTTCATCAAAAGCCTTCTTAATACCTTTAGCTAATTGTTGTTTATTAAGTGCCATTACTTTAATGGTCCTCCTCCACTCTTCTTCTTATCAATAGCTTTCATTACATCTCTATAATCTCTTGTTAGTGCATTAGCAACATCATCTGGAACTTGGTCTGCGGTTCTACCCATAGCAGCGGCTGTCTGAACTAAATTAGCTTCTCTACCTTGAGGTGTTGATGCTTGACCTTCAAAAGCATTATCAACTCCCATCAACTGAGCAAACCTACCTCTTAAATTTCCAGATTGAGCAACACTACTATCCACAGCAATAGTCGTATCATCTTCTTCTAAAGCAGCTCCACCACCACCATTAAATCCAACTGTTTTATTTAAAATCTCATTTAGTTGTGGATTTTCAGTATATTGAACTTCATTAGTATTTTGTCGAACAACCTTTTTCTTTGGTTTAACCATAGATTTTAAAGAAGATTTTTTTTCTTCTTTCCCTAACATAATTTCAGTAAGCTCTTCTCTGATAGCTTTCCTTACTTCTGTTTTTATTGTTGTTCTTATTATTTTCTTTAACTCATTTAGTTTCATTTGAAACCTCCTATTTATATTGTCGTTACTCTATCACTTAACATTTTATTTAATTTTGCTTTAACAGCTTCCAAGAAAGCTGGGTTTGTTAGATTTACTGGGTAAGGACCAGCTATACAAGCAGCTGGTGTTAAACTTTTTTTAATAGCATCTATTAACTCTTTTAATAGTTTGTGAAGTGTTTCACCTTTAACTATAAGTTCACCCTTTTTATCTCCAAAATTTATATTCTTTTTTGCATCTATATTAACTTTATCTTTAGAAAATATAGAAAACTTTTTATCTGATTTTATTTGAAAAGTATCCATATTCTGTATTTTAATTTTCTTTGATACATCCAATCCCCAATCTCTACCACTATTAAAATACATATCTTGTTTAGAAAAAGCTAAAAATTGTTTTTTCTTTGTATTGAGAATTATCCTATCTGAATTAATAATTACTTGTTGACCATTATACTTACTTGGTTTTTTTACAGATGTATATGGTTTCATTTTTTCTTTAGCTGTTGCTATTGATAATGGAACATCTTCTTTTGTTGTTATCCATACAGAACTAGCATCTTTATTTATATCTTCTTCTATTGGTTTACCCAATCCAATAAATTTACCAGTAGCTTTTTTCACAGCTGATTCATCAAACATAGGACCAGCTCTTAAAATAATATGTGGTGATTTATATGGATCTGTTCCAGCATCACTCTGATATCCTTTTTGTGTTTTTAATCTAGCTCTATTACCAAATCTTATTGATTGACCAAATCTACCATTAAACATTGTGTGCCCCTCATGAGCTACCAATGGTGCAATCAAAGTATTACCCTTAAATACATCCCCCATAGCAAATGGTGACATAGTATTCTTTAAAGCGCCAGCGGCTGCGCTAGCTGCATAACCAGCTGCCTTAGCTACTGTTCCAAATCCATTATCTAATTTATTACCAGTAGTAAAATTAAACATAGCATTATTATTTATACTACCCAATACATTTATTTTTTGTGTCCAATAAAACTTACCCATATATTTAACTGCTACTACATACTCACCCACCAACGGATATTCTTTTATATTTGTTTCTACACATCTATACCAATTCAATTGAGCTTTAGGTAAAGCAAATTCACTATCAAGTAATCTAATTTTACAAGAACCTATATCCGACATTTTCATAAAGTCTGGATGTTTCTCATTTAAAATTATATCAACAACCTCACCTGCTTCGTGTTGATAAAAAGTAGTTTTGGGTTCGTCAAGAACAGCCTTCTTCATTCCTGTTTTAAAATTACCAACAGGTTTAGTATCAGATGTGTTTCTTTGACTTGGTGGTTTAGTATATTTTTCAAATGCCATTATGAACTTGCCCTCTTTGATTTATTTTTTACTTTTTTAACATCAGATTGAATATCATCGTTTCTTTTATTTAAATCCACAACTACATCATCTAAACTTTTTAATAATTGTTCCTTTTCACTCTCTGATAATAGTGAATCTTTTTCTTGAGTTTTACCTTCTACCGCAAGTAACCTTTGAACTAAGGTAGCTACCTTAATTAATTGTTCATCATTCTTAACTGCCACCTCAAGATATTGAGATATAAGTGGAACTATTTGAACAACATCATTTGCTGTTTGGATATAGCTTGTTAGTTCAGATATAAGTAAATCTATCTGAACTTTCTTATCAGATGAATTTTTGTGGATTTCCGATAATAAATCAGAAAACTTCTTTCCACCAAATATTTCCGGATCATTCTTCATACAATACTCCCTAATTAGATACTTTCATTCATATATAAATATCCAGAAACGAAAAAAGGGATTTAATTTAATAAATCCCTTTCTGTTATATTAGTGTTTTGTGATGAATTATAACTTAATTGTTCCAGTTCTCTCATATTCATCAATTAAATTCCTATAATGTTTCTTCAAAACATTAATAACTTTAGTAATATGTTGTGTACTATAACCAGTCATTTCTCTCACTAAAACATATAAAGCTTTTTTATTAAAGTTTTCAATCATCTCTCTTCTTCTGAATAATTCAATAACAGAATCAGCAATCATAATATCTCTTCTCTTTTTAAATAAAGCTGGAATTTTAGTTTCAAAATATCTAACCATATACCCAACAAATTCATTAAAGTTTTCTTCATCATCGTGTGGTTGTAGATAATAAGATTGTGAAGCACCAGAAGCAATATTTAAATTTCTTGGTGTTTGACCTTGTGGTGTATCACTTTCAGGAATCTTAACATGTGTTTTATATCTTTTATAATTACCATTATTATTTAATATCAACCAATTTTTAGCTACTATACTAAAATAAGAAAAAGCTCTTCCTTTATCAGGTTGATATTTATGCATATTTAAAACTAAAAAGGATACAACCTCTTGTTGAACTTGATCTGATGGAACATCAAAATAATAAAACTTAAATGTGTGAATCAAGTTTTCACATAACTTCATAAAAGCTGCATGTATCTCTTCTTTATATATCTTATTTCTTTCATCAGCTTGCTCTATCTGATCTAATGCATTATATCTAACGATAGATTCTTGAACTGGTGTTCCGAAATATATTTTACTCTTTTTCTTTCTCTTCTTCACAACTTTTGGTGGTTTCAAACTATCCTTCTTCTCTATTGATTGTGTTGTCTGATTCATTACTTTCTCCTGTTTGTCCTATTAAGTTACTTACTTCCTTCTGTAATTCTTTGATATATGTAAAGAAAAACCCTACCTCATCATCCGATTCAAATGTTCCTTTATTATCAATTTGTTTTAATTTAGATGAAACTGATTCTATAGTTTCAGCAAAATTATTTATATATGATTCATAAAATTCTCTGTCATCTTCAAGTTGTTCTACCTTCTTTGTTAAATTAAAAATAACAAATGCAAATACGATGCATATAAATCCTAATACAATTTCTAATATCACGATAAACTCTCCAAGTCATATCTTGTGCTACACTTCACACAAAAGAAACATTGAACTGGAATCACACTTGTTTGACCATTTGGTGATACGAGTGCTGATAGTTTTTTTAATTCTACACCCTGTGTGAATACTTCACCACCACATTCCATTTCAAGACCCTTTGCTAAATCTACAATCTTATTCTTACACTTTATCGGTGTAGCTTTATCCAAATCAATATTCATATTGAGTTGTTCTTGTTGTTGTCTTAATTCATCTTGAACTTTACTATTCATTAACTTTTCTCCCCAAACAACTCTTTAAAGGCATTCATATTATTACTTGGTTGTTGCGCTTTAAGACTTGTTCTCTTTTTTGTAGTGTTTCTCTTCGGTGATGATAGTGATTGAGATTGATTCTCATTCTCATTTCCCCTAAACTTCCAATTCTGATATTCAATTCTCGAAGCCATCATATCAGCTTGATGTAAAATGTGTGGAAGAATAGAACGAAGTTCCCAATCAGGATTAAAACTCATATAATATTTCTTATTAGCTTCATCATACAATCCATCTGTTAATCTCATACCAATCATTTCTTTATCAGTAACTTTAATACCATAATGTTGTAACAACCATAATCCTCTATCAGGTACTGACATATATTGTAGTTTAGGATTATGAGTATAAAGTTCACCTCTATTTAATCTATGCCATTCAGACTTCTGTGGAATGTAATAGTCGTGTTCTAAATCACCAACCTTACCTAAGTCGTGATGCATAGCTGAAAAGATAAGTTCTTCTTTTGTGTAATTTATATTAGCACCCATCTCAGCCCATTGTGTGTGAACTCTTTTAGAACACTCAATGATATGTAAAACATGCGCAACATAACCACCAGGAAATGCATTATGATAATGTTCCTTAGCACTTGCTGGTGCGAACATCATTCGTTCTTGGAAATCACCATAGAACTTTAGAAGGTTCTCTTTTCGTTCACCCTCAAATGTATCATTAATAATACCGATTAACTTATCCCAATTCTCTTGTATTTTTTCTGCGTTCATTTATATAACCTCATATCTGTTTTTTGTAAATTTAATTGTATCTTCCATTCGTAATCTATTTCTATATTCACTAAATGATATACGAACACCCCAACCCATATGTTCCAATAATTCTTTTTTACTTACGGATTTCTTTTTATGAATATGATCTACCATTCTCTTATAAGATTCTGTATCTGACATAACCTTTAATTCATCAAAATGTTTCCAACCACCAAACCATTTATCAACTCTATTACTCCATCTGAATCCTTCCAACTTTGGTGCTAAATAACTATTAGCCTCTTCTCTAGCTTTTGGATTATCTAACATATATTCTATTGTAGATATAAATCCACTATCTCCTTTATATAATAAAGGATATCCATCTCCAACCATTTCAGGATAACACATCCCATTTGGTAACACATATGGAACACCTTGACTTAAACCATCTGTTGTTGAAATACTCCAAGCAGAATATTTTTTGAAACAACCAACACCCATATGCATTGAACGAACAAAATTTAAATAATCATCTCTACTATGTAACTTAACTCTTTCGGCATAAGGTCTGTCTAAATCTGCTAATGTTAAATACACTTTAAAGTCTTGTCTTTTCTCCCACAACTTATCCATATTCTTTACAAACGAAGCCCAACCTGTATATTCATTATCTCTATGATTAAAGAGAATTGTTTTAGGTTTATATTCGTGACCAGTTGATATATCATCAACACCAAGATAGTGTGGTTGAATTATATTATCCAATTCAGATACTACTGATGGATGATAAACTTGTTGTGCTTTTTCAATAATCAAATCCTTTAACCATTCTGTATTAACACCACACTCTTCCATTTCTAATGTTCCAGCGATATTATGCATTAACATTGATTTAGCATAAGCAGTATTCTCTGGAACTTCATACCAATGACAATAACCAATAAACTTTGGATTGATATTTGTTTCATTAGCAAACATATTAGATAATTGTAAAGTGTGTTCTGGTAAGTGAGAATATACGATATCATAATCGTTCTTTTTCCAATCAATTACCTTCATCAATTCTTTATAATTGAAATGAGTTCTCATAGCATTTGGATAAGAAGGTAGGTTAATTGGTAATTGTGTTGTATTAGGAAAAATTAAACTCTTAACTTCATATGGTGATAATATAGTCCAATGTATATCATCACGAACTTTATTTAATTGTTCTATTGTATTTTTTAATACAACTACATAAGAATCTTTTTCTAAATCTCTCATAAAAGTTATATTAGGATATACCAATACTTTATATTGATACTCCTTATCATTGTCTTTTTGTTTTGTAAAAGTATAAATGTTTTTATTCATTATCT